GCTCTGTTGTAGCTGAAGTCTCAGTTGGAGCTTGTCCAATTGCTACTAGCTGGCGCTCTGTTGGTGCAATACCAAGAGCTCCTGCCTCAAGTCCAAGTGTCTTACCTGCGTTTGTAAGAGTTGATTGTCCTTGTCCGAAAACTACTAGAACGTTCTCTAGTGTTCCTTCTGCCATTTCTGTTGCGATCATAACTTCCATCGCAGACTTGAAAAGCTTTGCTGTATCAAGCAACTGGTCTACAGTTACTGAATCGTAAGTTGGGTTGTAAGTGATCTGAAGACCATTGTTTGTGTACCCTACGTTACGGTAAGCATTATCTGTTACAGCTTGTGCTGCATCAAGAGTTGTACGGTATGAAGCAGATGATGAAAATGCTGGTACTCCGTCTTTCTTTCCAGCTACTGCTACTTTCGCAATACCTGGCTCTTGGTTTTCAACATAACCTGTTACAGTTGAATCTGAATTCGAGATGTAGAGCGGTGAAGCTCCCACAAGAATATTTTTGGCTGAGTTAAATGCCATTATGTCTTACCTCCTGTTTTAAAAATATATATATATTGTTAAACTTTTTTTGAAATCGTGGCTGGCTAGGCCCTTTCCTCTTATCCAATTCTAGTGGATAATGCCCTAAAAGGCAAACTATAGGAATCTGCCGTCTGTGCCAACGTACCTTGCATATTTAACCTCAAGGACTACATCTGCCGACAGGAAGCCTGCTAGCTCCTCTGAGGGGGCTGTAGGGGATATGTCTGCAACAAAGATGCTATAGAACTTAAACTTCTGTGATATGCCCGCATACAGGTTTGCATCTCTTGCAGACTCATCCATTCTTCTATAAAGATCCATCATTAGATTTCTTATTTGATTAATTTCAGATACATCTGTTGAATATATGGTAAATAGTATTTGTTCACAGCATATAACCCAGTTATCTTCATAAGACATTCCTATCTTGTCATAGACTATATGCTTTTTCCCGCTTAAAAATTGATTCATTTCTGGTTGTTGCTGAACTGGAATAATAGGGATTAGCTCTTCCCCTAGATTATCACTATAATAATCTGAAGCCTCAAATAAATCATTGGCCTTTAATTGGCTCCATAGATGCTTGCGAAGGTCAAGCATCACATCGTAATTGTAGTTTGTTGTCATAGCGATCCCCCAAATGCTGCTGATAATGCTTTGTCTGCTTGCATATTTACTGTATTAGCTGAAAAAGAATATTTAACCTTTCTTATATCACCAGGTAGCTTTAGGGCTGTAGTCATAGATGAATTAAAAATTTGCTGAAACCTTGAGTTCTTTATTGAAAGATTTACTAGGTTGCCAGTAAAGAATTGAGCGTATGCTATCCTAAATCTCCCAGTTGCTTTTCCTCCGCCAGGTCTTTTTACTGTTACAGATTTTCCTTTAGGCATTCTTACAACAAATCCATCTATTTCAAAAACTAAACGCTCAGCACTTCTTGGACGAATAACTACTGGGTTGCCCGCTTCCATTACAGAAGCCTTGCTTGTAAATACATGTCTAGACTTGCCAAAGCTTGTCGGAACCATAGACTTGGATGGTTTAAAATTAGAAACAATTTTAAACGACAATCCGCTTGTGCCTGCTACCTTTAAATCAAAAAGCCTTGACGATGGAACTCCTACTTTTTTCCACTCATATACGTGGTGAAGTGTTTTTGGATTCATTCTTGCTTGAGAGTCAATATAGTTTCCAAAATCTTTTTCAATTTGATTAAACAAAATAGATTGGAACTTTGATTGAAATTGCTTGTTAGTTGTAACTTTTGAAACAACAGATGCTTGATAATATATGGCTGCAGAAATTTGTGCCACTGTACTATCCTTTAAAATTGCACCCGCAGTGCCAGACATGTTCTTTTGTAGTCCGCTGGCTGCTTGTACTAATACTGCGCTAGTATCCAATTGTTTGATTCTCCGACCTCTTTACAGATGTGTTATATCCTACAACTGTACCGAATGGATCTGTCATTGGGGTTGACCCCATTACTTCAAAAACAGTTGGTGTATCTGTTGGGAAATTAGCTTCTACCCATATGGCATTTCCATTTGAATCAAGTATGTTGGTAATCTTTTCACGAAGAGTGACTTTACCAGTTGTTCTAATTTGTAGTATCTGATCATTTGTATATCTATTACTTAACACCTGCTTGTCGCCTGTTCTTGTTGAAGCAGAGTTTGATATAACGCCTTTTGCATGGCATGCCATGCTTCTGTCATATTGCCATTCTCTTTTTAGAGCGCCTGTATTTGGATCTTGATAATCAACCTGCTTGTAGACGTCCATCTTCATTGTTAAAACTGAATCTATGACGTTAAACATTAGATCACAACCATCTGATTAATTACATAAGGCAGTAGGATTTGATCTACGTAAACATTTCCAGTACCCCTGTATGTCTCAGCATTATACTCAAATTTCCAGTCAAATGTTGATATGCTCTTCATGTACTTGTCTCTCCAGACTTTGTCTTTTGAGAAATAGTCTTTCATAAGCTCAATTGCTGCAAGCTCAACTTCGTCTGGAACTTGTTCCCAGCCATATCTGCCTGCAACACGGTATACATTATCTTTTCCAAATGCCCCGTTACCCATGTCATTTATAGATGGGGGAACCATGCCATTTGCTACATAGACTGTATTGTCAATCATGTTTGCACGATTTACTCTTACTCCAAAACCGCTTTCAGAAACAATCGTGCTGTAGTTCCAGTTGTTAACATTATTAATGGTATCAACTAGCAGAACATCATTTTGATACAACTCATGTAAATCAGATAGCTTAAATGGCAACGGCAAAACATCTGCACCTGCTCCATACACAGTTTGAACGTCATCATACAAGCTAAATATTTGACCTGTATAATTTTCAATTATTTTTCTTGCGTATCTTTCTGCTTCTGTAATTTCAAAATAAGATCTGTAGTTTGGGTCAGACGGATCTGATCCAAGCTTTAGCACGTCTCCTGCCTGTGTTATATCAACATATGGTGTTACTACAAAAAGCTTATGCTCTTTTGTAATAGATGTTCCTTCAACAGAGTATTGCCAAACAAGCTTTAGCTGTTTATTTCTATTTGTTAATGAGTGAGGTGGATATACTTCGTAAACGCCTATGTCTGTCTCTAATTTTGTTGGAGTTAGTGTTGTAACAAGTGTGCCTGGATTAATAGCAGGTGTTACTGCTGGGTCTTCCGTTATGTCGTATACTCTGACAACAGGAAGACTATCAGCATCCTTTGGGGACCCCTTCCAATAAACTTTGTGTTTTACTGGTGAGTTTGTTCCTACTAATATCTCCATTTAATAAAGGTTAAGCGTAGTAATCCTGAACTTCTTTAGGGGTTGCTATGCGGAAACCTTCCTCCTTGTCAAAAATTTTCTGAGCATCTTCTTCTGTCATTGCAACAAAAGGGTGCTCCTTTGTAAACGTATAACCAACTATGTCGTATCTGTAATTCTCTCTAGTCATTCTAACTAGAACTGTATCTTCTGGCTTATCTGACTTTGGATCAAATCGAGGAAGAATCTCTTCTGTCTCAGCAAACTCTTCAGCCGCCTCTTCAACATCTTTAATTGTCTTTTGGTATACAGACCATGTTACGCCCTCTTCGGCAAGTGCGGCAATAACGTCTGCCTTGTTCTTAATTCCATCAGTGTCAACTGCAAAGTCCTCTGCAATTTTTCTGAGTTCTGCAACTTTTAATGTCTCAAATGACATATATTCTCCTTTGTTAGGTTCTTCAATTATAGCATTGTTAAATTAAAATGAAAAGCCCCCAAAATTAATTGGGGGCCTTTCTTGGGTTAATTCTAATTAAGAAGCAACCTTAACGTTCTTTACGACTACCCAAGCGTCAGCTTGTTCGATTTGGACGCCAACACGTGTGTACATTGTGTACTCGATTGAGTCCTTACGTGGCCAGAAGAAACGGTAAACAGTTACATCACGCTTGATACCAATAACTACGTTATTTGGGAATGTCAAGTGGATATCTCCGTGTGAACCAGTTTGTCCTGAGTAATCTCCAGCTTGTGTCTCTGGAAGAAGTGGAACTTCAACAATCGGAATACCGAATGCGAATGGTGCCACATATCCTGCAGGTCCACCTAGTGGTGCAACTCC